CTTCCTCAGTTGTGCTTTCTTGAGGATTGATATAATCGTGAAGCATCTTCTTAATCTCATCATAAGAATACTTCTTATAGATCTCAGTAATTTCTTTTTGATTTTCCAGAACTTTTTTAACTAGTTCAGCATCTTCAGAAATAGCAGAGATGTTTCTTTTAGGAGTAACGTTTACTGCAATGTAGTTTACGTCTCTTTTACCGATTTTAATAACATCATTGTATCCTTCTACAGTAATATCGGTACCTTGAGTTACATCATCGATAGATCCAAAATCTTCGTCAGCCATAATGCTAAGAAGCTTTTCGTATGTGGTTTTATTAAACTCCCACAATCTAGCTCCCATACCTTCTTCGCCACGAACTAGAACTTGAGCAAAGTACTTAGTACGGGGTCTGAGTTTACGAGCCAACTCTTTGCTTTCTTCTGTATTCTCATCATACAGTTCTTTCATAAGTTGAACTACTGGATCTTTCTCTCCAAAGTTTTCAAGACTGTAAACATTCTTTTTGAAGATGTTGTACTGATGGAAACTTACTTCTGCGAATGGGAAGTCCTTGTTTGTTTTCCTGGGGAGAATTCTGACTACTTGTTTTCCCAATTTTGGTTTCCAGAAAATTGTAGTGTAGTCGATCTTTTCAAATGCAGAGCTTGAGTTTTTAGACTGCAGCTTATTCAGTCTTTCTTTGATCAAATCAATCTTGGACATAACTTGTTTTTTTTAAGTGAATAACAAAGATAAAAATTGCAGGTTATCCTGCAAAATATTTTTTAACTATTTTTTTCAACATTTACAATGTTGTGGATTTTTGTTTTGAGCTGGACAAACTGATTGTTCTGAGTAAGTAGTATACTGTTTTCGTAATCTTTCCAATTAACTTTGTAATTGGTATCCCTTACTCCGTTGTTTAGAGATTCTATAAGTTTGTTTAGAGAGTTGATAGTATACAGAACATTGCATTCCTTCCTTCTGTGCATTAGGATTGTATTTGGTAGGATATTGTTCTTATTTATATTTTCACTATCAATATTGTATGTGCATACGTATTCGTTTTCATTATTAGTCTCTAATATGAAAATTTTTGAATAGATTATATCATATCTGCTTTTTATATCAGATATGGTGACTTGCAAGTCTTCTTTTTTCGTAAACGTGCAAAATAGCTTATTCAAGTAATCGTATGTTAAATCAAAAAAGGTTTTATTATTCATATATAAATATCTAATAAAAGTGCTAAAATTTTACAAATTTTTCATTTCTTTATAGTTCTTACCGTATTTACAAGAGGTTTTGTATCCATCTTGTTCTAAGATATTCTGTAAGTTACATAAAATACTCTTACCATCAATCTTGTCATAATCAAAAAGAAAAGAATCATAGTTGTATAAAACTAGTCTTGACTTCTTATCTTTTAAGTACTCTATTATATCCCGTAAAATTACGATATTTCTCTCTGTCTCGTAGCTTTGAAGTATAAAAGGAAGTATCTGCGTTTTAGAAATAATTCCTTTTATTTGCTTTTTAGATAGAAGACTTTCAATGTATCCTTGTTTTTTGTATAAATTCCACAGATAATCTTTAAATTCTTTTACTTTAGCAAAAAAAGGAATGTCTTTTATCTCTTCTTTTATAGAATCTGTGTATAAAAGTTTGAAAGTCAAGCCTTTACTCTCTTCATACTGGGCTCTTGTGATATCCTTAGTTCCGAAATAGTACTTTGCTAAGTGGGTGTGAATATCATCATCCTCAAAACTATATCCGATATGATACGATAATATACGAATATGGTACGAATTGTAGTCAAATTCTATCAGAACCCCTTTGTCTGAAACAAAAGATTGCCTACTGCCATCATTCTTATTCATAGCACTAAAATTAATGCCATTAAAGGAATTAGAAGGCCTTCCTGTAGACGTAAATAAGTTATAATTAGTGTATACTTTGTCTGATTTAACACTCATTAAAGCCTCTTTAGGGGTATAATGACTGAAAAATACGTCATTATTTATCTTTATTCCTTCTAATTCTATGTCGTGGAATACTTGTGTGGCCAAGTTTCCATACAGTTTATATCCCCTGGTTTTAAACCAGGACATGTCTATCTTAATATCAGAAACTAATTTCTCATATTTTTCGAAATGCTTACAGATAGGGACAATTTTGTTAAGATCTTCTCTGTATTCATACTTCTGATATAAAAATCTTTGAACTATTGTATTATAGGAAGACTCATCTAATATAGTTCCTGTATGTAAAAACTTAGCTGTTTTTACGCAGTATACTCTATCTCTTCTACTTGTGAAGAAAAAAAATCTTTTAGAATCTACAGCATATACGTTTCCCAATCTGTTGAGAATAAAGCTCTCTACGGATTCTTTAGATAAAGAAAAAGCTTCAGTATGGTCTACTGATAGTATAAATCCCATTCTTGATCTGAATGGCTTTATATAAACTAAGGAAAGGCTTGCTATTTTGGGATGGCAGTTATCATTTGAAGGTATGACATCCACAAAACAATTTGTAAAATCGTATTTAGAAAACTTTTCGAGCTGATCTTCAGTCTCTATGATATAGTACATTTACAAAACCTTTAGACAAAAGTAGTCTATTTTAGGTATTGTGCAAAATTTGTAAAATAATTTTTTACGCCAGGTATTTTTGGTTCCATGGCTTCTACAGTTTTTTGATTAGTATTGACTACTCCAGGTATTGTAAAATCTTTGCTAATTTCTACATCATATAGAGGACCTGTTATTTTCCAAGAGAAAGATTCTACTACGTATAACGGATTTAACTTTGCTTTATTATAGTCATTTTTATCCACTTCCAATATAGTTTCAAAACCGCTATTAACTCTTTTTATCACATATCTTGTAAAAACCCCCTTTTCGTAGTCTTTATCATCTGGAGTTGGGTAATGGAACTCGTATGACTTAGAATCTTGGGGAAGGGATTTAAAATCATATTCGGGAACCAACTCTTGTGTAGAAGCGCTATACTCTTTACCAGAAAAATATTTACCATCATTAGTAAAATAGTAATACCCTGTATAAGAAGCTTTTGTAGATTTTACAAAAAGTATTCCTCCATTTGTGTAACTTACTTCTAATATTTCTGATTTAGGATAATACATTTAATTAGATATTTTTATTTTTTATTATATTCTTTTATATCTATTTTATATCCATTGTATAGTTGTATTGGAGTTATTATTCTACCAGTAGTTTCTGAAACAGACTTAGGGTCTAATATTCTAAATTCAAGAAATTCCTGAGTTGTATTTACTACTGCTCCAGAACCTACTCCTGCTGTAGCCGATTGCTGTACTTGGGTATTTATTTTTTCAAAATTAGAACTTAGTACTTTATTCAATTCTTGATCAAAAACAGATCTTACTTCTGGTATCATGTAATTGTAATAAGTAAAATTTTTTATCAAATTGGATAAAACTTCTTTGTTTTTTAAATTTACATATACCTCTTTTTTTATATAAGAAGACTTATCATCACTTTTAGGTAGTTCTCCACTAATAATTTTATTTCCTTTACCTACAAAAGATGTTTTAGCTCCTCCTATTGACTTTATAGAAGTTATATACTCATCTCCATAATACATATTATTAACAAGATTTCTATTCCCTCTTAAACCTTGAAAATCAGATTCTGAGATAGGTCCTTCTTTTGCTGGATACAATCTCAAATAGTTATTTGAAAATTGAACTACCATATCATCAGAATTAACTATACCAGGAGTATAAGTTCTTGTAGCAGCTACAATATAGAAATTTATATTTTGTTTTTCTATTTCACCTTCTATATTAATAACTTTAAATCCTCCTCTAAGAACGTCTGCAGTAAATGCTGCAAGTATGTTGTAATACCTAATAGAATTTAAACTGTTATATCTATTTTCATCCTTAGCTTCTCTAAGTTGAGATAATAAAGAATCGGCTGCATCTTTACTTGTAAGCTGTAAATCTTCTTGGTCTAGCAAACACATTTGCGTAGTTAGAGTAGTTAACCAAGAAGTGGTAGACACTTCATTACTTATTCCTGTTAATATAAATCCTACGGCTTTACTTTCGTAATCTTTAGGCAAGACTTTCTTATCTAAAGTAAATATCTCACCTATAGTTAATCCAGATATTCCATCTAAAGTTAAATCTGCAGCTATTGGAACTACTGCTTTATAATCTGTTCCTTTCTCTAGTTCTACTAACAAAGTATTTAAATATCCATTCATAGAAGTAACACTAGACATATAGTACTGCTCTTGAATCCTATTTTTCATTATATACTCATTAACAAAATCTATTAAGGATATTATAGCTTGCAGTTTAGATTTTCTTGCCTCTTGTTGATCAGCAGATTGATCATCACTGTCATTAGTTATATTTCCAAATAGTCTATCTTTTAAACCTTTATTAAGGTACGTATATGTAGAAGTTTGTACAGCTGCTATATTCTCTCTATCTTGAGCAGCTATAGCTATCATACTAGCTTGAGACGGAAATATCTTAGATTGAATCTTATGACTTCTTACTGTGGTATTATTCCCAGCAATTTTTAGCATAAATTTAGAAGTATAACTGCTATCTTCTGGTAATTCAGTGTAGTGTTTGTCTATTATTACTATTTTATTGTCCTTTATAAATTTATCAAAATCATTTAGAGATCCTAAAGAATACGCTATTTTAGATAAAATATCTGATATTAGTTTTCCTACATATACATACCCCGCATTTGATAGCGACTGTTGTTTGTATAAAGAAACTATCTCATGTATGTTTATATATATGTTACCTATAGTTCCAAAATTAGTATTAGGATACAAATACTCTTTCATGTTTGGATCCACATTAACAAATCTTCTACCAGAAGGATTTGCTATTTGAGCAGTAGTTTCAGTTTTAAATACTTGCGGCCTAAACCCTGGGTTCCCTTCCGGGTCTTTGAATAAAGTAGCTTGTCCGTTTCTTATAATAGCTACACCAGGGTCTATTGATATTGAATTATAAGATGCTTGACATAGACCATTTGCTATGGAATCTGGGTCTAAGGGACTGGATGGAATCTCTATGTCTACAACTTTTTTATCAGTACCTTTTACGAATAAGTTTTTATACGTATTTAAAACATGTAAAAAATAAGCAAATTGGATATAGTGGTGTGCTCTTTTATCTACCTGTCCGTTTTTAGACAAAGCTATAGGAGGTTCTGACAACCTTGATAAATATTCTCTGGCTTTATCTACTCCTAAAGCAACTTGTTGAGTATCAAAAGATAAACCTTCGTAAGAACCTAAAAAACCTTCTTTATATTTGTATATAAATGGATCTACGTAATCTACTTTATTTAAAGGTATTTTAGAATCTATTGCTTTTATTATTTTTGAATTACTTCTAGGATAGGAGTCTCCTAATTTGCAATACTCGTCCATAAGAAGCTCAAACTGACTTTTAATTTCTTCTTCAGGTTTTACTTCTTCTGTATTAGTATTATCTGATATCTCTGTAGTCTGTTGACTTTCTGAAAACTTTGACCCTATTGTATCATTCATTCTTATGGTATCTATCACATCTCCCATACTTATAAGAACAGTAGTACATTCAAAAGATCCGTTAGGCATTAAAGTAAAATCAAAGTTCTTTATAGATCCAAGATTAGCATCATAATTACCACAAAATCTATATCTAAGTTCATCTATTTTTTCATATATAGCATCTTGATCAAGCCCTGTATCGAAGCAATTAATAGTGTTATATATGCTTGGGATTACTTCGTATTTTTTAGCTGCATCATATCTGTTCTTAGAATCGGTTCTAGATCTATAAGAATCATTTACTACATATCTATTAGTTTCTAGATAAGCAGACCATCCCCACTCTACTAGAACTTTGTATCCTGGTCTTAGAAATAATACACTGAGATCTTCCATTTGTTTCTTATCCCAAGCAATAAACTTAATTGTAGTTTCAGTTAAAGATCCATAAGCACCTAAAGATTTAGTCCTCAGTCCTGTTATACCGGGCATCGGTCTTATGCCGTATTGCATATTTCCTAGATCACTTGCGTATGCTCCTCCTCTACCCCCTATTCCTGCTCTAGTGTAATATGCATCTATTATTTCATCAGTATCTGGGTCAGTTATTTTTTTATTGTATAAAGTACCTCCCATCAAGATATATTTCTTGGCAAGATCAGGAGTTTCTTTCCCTTCTTCTCCAGTATCCACAAAAGATGTCATTCTTATCCAAGGAACTTTACTGGAGACGTAGTAATTAAAATCTACGGGCCTTTTTTCTTCGGCTAGTAAATTCTGCCTTGTATTAATCTGGCGTACTACAAAGGGTTTGAAAGTACTTTTAAATATAGACATAACTTTTTATATTCCGTTTAGTGTGTCATAATCTTGCAATATTCTGTCTAAGCTGCCAGGAATTCTTAATTGTGTTCCTGGAGGGACAAATATACTATCTCCTGGTAAATTATTCGCTACAATAAGTACCCAATAATAATCTACAGATTTATAATAATCATATGAGATAATGTCCAATCTATCTCCATAAGCCGTTTCTATGTATATATCAGAGTCACTAAACAACACTTCCGGGTATTTAACCGATCTTAAATACCTTTTTGTGTTTATGCTATCTTTAAGTACTTTTATATCTCTGTATCTGTTCATGTTATTACTTATTTACAAAAGCGTCAGGGTCTTGTAAATTATTTACCTTCTGCGGCTCTGGTACAGAAACTGTGCCCGCTTTTTTTACTTTAGTAGGATTAGGAGATGTTTCTTTGAGTGTATTACTACTATCTTTTAGCCATTGTTTTAAAGGTTTATTAGGCTCTCTCAATCCATCTATTCCTATAAATGGAGCCTCAGATGATTTTCTTACTAAGAAGTTGTAGATAGGTATAAATGTCATGGTACATTTTATAAGCTGAGGAAGCTCATGCATGTCCACATCTGATCCCTGTTCTAATTCATTTATTGCTATTTCCCAGTTAGAGTCCTCATCTATTATCATATCTAGATTAGTTATTATTCCTGGCTGGAATAATATAAAATCTCCTACTGTAAGTTCTGATATATTGCCTCTCATCAAATTATCCTTATAATCTGGGGCTAATGAAGATATAAGGTAGTTTAGTTTTTGATATAGAGGTTTCATTTCCATCCTAGATGAAGCGGCTATGGTAAATGAAATAGTTATAGTTTCTGTAACTCCATCATATGCATAGAAGGATTCCCCTCTTCCTACGTATTTATACGGATCCCACTTAGAAATAACACCTCTTCTTATGTTGTTTATATAAGCTCTGAAAATAATATATACCCCAGCGCTATTACCTGCTGGGTCAGGTCTTACATTATTATCTAATACTTTTATTCTAAATTTTATAATGTCTCTTATTGATGTACTAGGATCATCTGCTACATTTATTTGTTTCCCATTTATGTCCACACCAGTTGCTGTTTTCGAATAAAAAAGACTTATGGCATTTATTCTATCAGCAGTGTCGGCATTAGTATTATAATTTGACCTTTCTTCAGGTTTTCTTACCCTGGCTATACCTATTCTTCTTTCCAAATTAAAATACTCATAATTTGTTTCAGGAAGTGTATACCCCTTTATATCAGATTTACTATTTAGAGCATTCTTATATTTTCTAAAGTCTTGATTGCTTTTTAACTGATAAGAATTATTTGTATAATCTTTAACATCATTTGGACCTATTACTGGTCTATTATAGTTTTCTCCTTCAAATTCTACAGGTCTTGACGGATCTAGTAGTATATCCCTAGATACAGGATTTAAAGTTTCTAAATTCCATACTGGTATGGAAATAAATCCGCTTTCATCCTGAACTCCATTATAGTTAGTAGTAGATTTTTGTAATAAAGAATATGAACTTCTAGGTATTGTAGTATTGCCTATTCCATAAAAAGATTTAGGGCCCCCAGCATATCTAAGTATAAAATTCTGCCTTTGTTTAGGATTGCTTAATTTTTGAACTAATATAGCTAACCTATTTACATTATCCGCATCTCTTTTTAATACAAGTTTTTCATAAGAATTTTGCTCACTAAATGTTGGATATAATCCGTGTTTTACAAAATGCAAACCAAATGCATTAACTCCAACTTGAGCTAGAGTATTTATACCTAAAGGATTATAAGTTCTAAGTGGCCCGAATCTTTTACTCTCATCTTCCTTCTCTATATCAGGATTCATTCTTTGTAATCCTGCTTGCTTTAGTAGAAATAAAGGACCTTGTATAGTAGTGTATAAAAACTTAGATATTCTTTCTACGTCAGCAGCAGCTCTTGATACTGTAGTTACAATTCCAAATCTAGTAAGCCCATCATTAAAATTAGAAGGAGACCATCTTTGATCTATAGCTCTTACCACAAATGGTTGATTGCTAGATCCATTACCAGGCTTATCATTTCCAAACTTTAATTTATTTTGAGTAAAATTACCTACCCCACTATAGTATTTATAGTTTGGAAGATTATTAGCTAGTTCTTGTAATGATGGCACTTCTTGTTATTTAAAATAAATATAATTTAGTTTTATTCCCTAGACCCCATTCCTAAAGCTGTATTTACTTTAGTTGTATCAAAGTATATATTTCTGTCTTTTTCTATGGCTGTAGCTAATCTATCTAGTTTTTCTTCTAATTTTTGAGAAGATGCTGCATTATCTGTTGCTCCTGCAGCGGTTCTTGTTGTAGTTGATACTGCTGGTGCTGGTGGTTGTCCGGAAGGAGTTTCTCCTCCGCCAGATAATGCCATAGCTGTTAAACCTCCTGCTAGCAATCCTGTTCCTACTATAGCACCAGCGGCCACTAAATTAGATCCTCCAGATGCTATAGTAGCTGCTACAGCAGCAGTAACTAGAGAAGCTGCTATAACTCCAGCTATTGTTGATATAGCTATCAATGTTACTTTCAACGCAGTTGTATTTTGTAAAAAGGTAGCAATACTTTCTAACATACGTGTAAGTGGGCCTGCTGCTATTTCAGTAAATACTTGCTTTACTCTTTCCATAGATTCTTCAAATCTAGTTTGCAAGTTTGCTTTAGCTATGTCTTGTAATAAAGCTTTTCCCCCTTCTATTCTAGCAGCTTCTTCTTGTAACTTAGCTAGACCTGCCAAGTCCCCACTTCTCCTTAGCATTTCATACCTCTCTTCTAATCCCTCTTTATTTTTTTCTCCTAATTTATTTAGGACTTCTTGTCTTTTAGCAGAAGTAAGAAGTTCTTCAGAAGATAAATTAATTGAAGCAGCAAGTCTATCTCTCTGAATTACATTCATATTAGTAAGAGCATTTAGTCCTCCTACCTGGCTCATTAACTCAGCTGCTGCCTCTGCTGATTTGCCATCTAAGGCTAAAGCTCTGGCTTTTTCAAAATTTAACTGTCTTCCTAATAAAAGTTCAGATTCTAATTCTCCTGATATAGAAGTTTCGAAATCTAACAATCCTTTACTTATCTTTTCAGTTTGTTCTAAAGATAACCCTAATTTATTAGCTTGAATAACAGCTTGCCTTATTAACTCAGGATTGTTTTTATATGCTACAGATATGCTAGCACTTACTTTAGCTATATCTGATATTATTTTTTTGTAAGAGAGGGCTATTCCATTTTGTTTATTGGACAGATCTACTTGTCTTCTTGTATCCAATAACATTTTTTCTACGCTTTGTCCACTTAACAGGAACATTTCTTGAAGTCCTTTAGATTCCTCACCAGTCAGTCCCATCTGCTTGGTTAAGAATATCTGGCTTTGTACCATCTCATTTGTAACCATTGCATTTGTTTCAAGGAGATCTTGAATTTCTCCCATAGCAACTGCTTGATTTTTTATAGATAAAAATGATTTATCTAGAGAGGAAACAACATTATTAGCTCCATTAGAAACTAATCTAAAAGTATCCATCAACTCGACTGATGCGTCTCTAGATATTCCTAGATTATTTCCTACTTTAGTAAGTAATTTATCAAATTCAAAAGTAGCCTTTATTATAGACTTAAAAATAGATACAATTGCTAGTAATCCGGCTGCTAATAAAAATAAAGGGCTTTTTACTATGAGCAGTATTTCAGATCCTATGCTTCTCATACCAGCCCCAAACCCTTCTTTAAAAGAATCAGAAATCTTTTTAAAGTTCATAAATTCTTTTAAGAATGGTATACCAGAAAAAGTCCCAAATATTTTTGATAGAGCTTGCGCTCTTATTTGTGTTTCTGCTACTTTCTTATTTCCTTCCTCTAATTTTTCATTAACTTGATCTAAAGACAACGCTATTTTTTCTCTCTGCCTCAATTGTTCTACAAGAAGAACTATTGCTTTCTCTTCTTCCGTAACGCTTTTTCTTTCGGCTTTTACTTTACTTTCCAACCTACTAATTATATTGTCATAAACAGCTGATTGTCCTTCTAACATTTTTTGCATTTCGGCTTCTCTAGTAGCCTCATCTGCATACTTAGATTTTAAGTTTTCTGAAAGCTCTGTCTGTAAAAGTTTTTGTTGTTGTTGATTCTCAAGAACTCTTTTTTGAATTTGTTCATGGTTTATATATTCAGTTCCTAGCTTAGCAGCTAAAGATACTACATCGTATATATCATTTTTTACATCTGTACTATATTCATAGATACTTCTTAATCCAGCGGAACTCTTTTTGAACTCTTGAGATAGATCACGTACAGAATCAGTTATACCTAAAACCTGTCCTTTAGCTTTAGCCAATGTCTCAGCTACTAAGTTAGCTGCTTTCTGTAACTCAGTTAAGTTATCTTGAGGATTTGATTGATTATTTGAGGGCGTTGTAGCCATTCCTTAGCTTTATATATAAATATGAAAGCCGCTATTTTTTACTAGCGGCTCTCGGAGATACAAAATCTGGCATTTGTTCTCTTCTCTTTGTTAAATCTTCCATTGAGAGGCTATTTCCTCTCCTAGATTTCTCCATTTCCTCATTTTGTTTCTTTATTATATCAGATATCTTTTTTATATTAACAAATCTATATGCTATAGGCATATTATACGCGGTAGAATATGAAATTCCTCCATTACTATTCATGGAAAGCCAAAGGATTTCATCAAATACTTGGCTTCTATACTGAGAGGTCAGGCCAAAAAAAGTCAACCGTCATAGGTATGCTAAGGCCCTCCACTACCTCACCATTTTTCCTAGTAAAATCAAATTTCATTACGATATCTGGAGTGGATTCTATAATCTTTCTTCTAAGATCTTGAGAATCCCTCATAGGAATAGTCTTCACAAAATCTCTGACAATCTTCCTATCCCTGTCTCCGTTAACAGCTACTATGGATTGAGCCAGTCTTATAGTGGTCTCTGCAGACATATTCTTATTTACCTTCTGCAATCCCTTTATTTCGGCTTCTATAGCCATCTCATCTTTATGAGAAAGGATCTTAAATGTTACAAGTTGCTTTGACAAAGGCAGTTGATACTCAAATTCGTTAGTTCCTTTCTTTATAGAACTCCAATCTAGTTCTTTTTCTTGTAGTTCTGAAAGGTCTACAGCTACTTCTTCTGCCTCTCTTGTCACAGGATCTGTGTATTTAAAAGCATACTTACTGCCATAAGCTAAGATCCTAGCTCCTATCATGATAGCATTCTTATCTCCTACTAAAAGATCATTATAATCGATCTTAGAAGCTATAATAGCTTGTAGGAACTTGTCAAGAACTACACCCTGCTGTATGAAGTTTTTATTAGTTAAAATATCTTCATGCATAGCAGTAGGCATGTACAAATCTACTTTTCCTGAACTTAGGGGGTTTCCTTCTGGATACATCATCCCTTTAGAAGGAAGATCAAGGGTTTGAGTTGGAACATTCATTAAATCGGACATAAACTATATTTTATATATATAAATATACGATTTTTATTTTTTATAAAAAAGAAACCCACCTTTTATTGGTGGGCCTTTTGTATGGGATTTATACAGGGGTTACTTAATCCAACCTTCTTTTAACGAATGCTGGAGCATTACTTTTGCAAGTTTCTCTTCATCTAATTCACCACTCTTTATTTTCTTTTTAAGTTCTGCCATCTTTTTAGCATCCATTTTTGCAGAGATCTTTTCTACAGCAGCGGGTTCTTTAACAAGTTTAGTTAAAGCCTTCTTAAACTTACCTACGTGCTTTTCTGCCTCTTTTTCTTCTTCTGCCTGCTGCTTCTCTTCAAGCATCACTTCATGCGCTGCAAGGGTATGTAATGCGGCTTTAGCGGACTCCATTTGTTTCATTGCCTTAACAGCAAGCTTTTGTTTCTTAACGTCGTCTCCGCCTTCTGACATGGTCTTTAATTTGTCTATCATCTCTGATACCTGACCAGCTAGATCAGATGCTTTTACTTCGTTTTCCATAATTTCTGTATCTGCTATTTTTTCTTCTTCTGATTCTTTTTCTTTTAGACTTGGTATTTCTTCTGGTTTTACTAATTGTACGGATTTGCCTGTTCTAAGATCAGTTTTTGCCTGTTCTCTATCTTTAGTATCTACTATACCTCCTATACTCCCTGTCTTGCTTGGGTATATTGTCTTTCTTTCTTCAAGCTCCTCTTTAATTATTTTCTTAATAAGACTATCAAGTTTTTCAGTTTGCTTCATTTTCAATGCAATTTGTGTATATAAATATCAAATTTAAGACATAAATATCAAACTATATACCCTCCTCAATAAAAATCTTCTCTATCTTTTTAGAGAGCTTTTTATATCCCATATTAAACTTTGGAGACATTATTTCCATTATCCTTTTATTACTGTAAGGACTGTTCTTAGAGTTTGACCACTTTCTAGATATCAATAGGTAGTTATAAAAATGAATATAAGAGTTTGCTTTCTTTATGTAATTTTCTACGTTTATAGGCAGTTCAAATTCTTTTATAAGCTTAGCAGATCTTTTTTCGTTATCTAGTTCTAGGTCCCTGGCATTTGCTATATGCTTCTCTATATTTCTAATATTCTTACCTCCTAACCATTCATCTATAGCAAGATTTGCATCATTTGCTTTTTTCCATAATGGAATATTCTCTCTCCACTGAGTTAGATGACCGTATTCATGTACTAAGATTTCTATAGAATCCTTACGATTCATAGAACAAACTAAGATTGGAACTGATTCATCAAAGTATCCTGAGGCTTGTATGGAGTCCGAAACCTTTACATAATATGTATTTCTTAAGTCGCATTTAACGCCTTCTTTTCGGCATTCTGCCTTCACAAAAGCGATAAAGTACTTAATTTTATTCATTTTGGAGACTTTGTATGGCAATATAACAAAAAACCCGCCATAAATAAATATGACGGGTCTTTCATTTTTAAGGATTTTTATTAGAAATTCAAAATCATACCGGAATTTCCTAAAGTCATTTCAATTGTGGTGTATGCATCCAATGACCAGTCCCAGTCACCGAAGGAAGACACACTTTTAATGAAAGCCTTCTTAATTACCCACTCATTTACTACGTTACCGACAGGATCGATGGCATTGAAAGTGATGTCTTTCCAGTAGAAGTCACCATAGCCAGCACGACCTGTTACAGTCTCGTATCCTAAACGAGCCCATTCCATTACTGCTTGGGCACCGGAAGGTGTTACTGGGTTGTACAAACTAAGAGTTACGTCATTCCACCTGCGCTTTGCACGGAATTTAACATAGCTGTTAATATTGTCAATGATTACTTCTCCATCGTCGTATCCAATTCCACCTACTTTTTTGATCAAGTAGGAAGGAATTCCGTCAATGTACATAATAAACCTGTGTTGGAGGATGGGTTCAAATAATGTACCCAACATTTCATCTGTACTAAGCAATGCCATTTTGTATTATTTTACTTTATTATAAATATTTGATTATTGGAAACTTACTCCAGTTCCGGTGATGTTGAATTCCAACAAGATAAATTCGATGGACTTAACAGGAGATACGTAGATCTTACCTATAAGTTGGTTACGATCGATTACATCATTGGTATTTAAAGCATCACTAATGTCTACTCTGAAGGCATACAGACCTTGACGGGACTGTACGTTCTCCATGTAAGGAGTTATGGCACTGATGAGTTTATTTCTGGTTGCTATTGTATTGTTCTCGAACACATAGTTAACAGCTACTCCACTGATATACTCACGAAGATTGATTAACAACCTACGTACATTGATACGGTTAAGAGCTGTGTCCCTAACTTGAAGAGTTTTTTGACCCCAGATTACTACTCCAGTGTTCTGGAATTTAGCGATTGGGTTTACCCTACCGTTGTAAAGAGCGTCCCTATCAGCCTTAGTAAGACGGATACGAGTGTCGATTGCACCTCCGAGACCGCCACGATTCAGACCAGCAGGAGCAAACCATTCAGCAGCTACTTTATCATTATAAGCATATGCCTGTGGTACTACAACTGTTGGAGGAACGTAGATATCTTTAGAGCTGTTGAGATCTCTTACTTTAACCCATGGGAAGTAAGTAGCACTGTAGCTAGAGTCTAGACCAGCAGCGGTGGTTATAGCGGTAACAACTGATGCATTTAAACCAGTCAGGTCACGCAAGTATACACAATCGGTACGCTCTTCTGCAATGTTTTGAGCTATTGCAGTTACTGCACCATGATACTCTTCTATAACACCAGGAAGAGCAAGAAGATCAAAATTGTACTGTTCTGTATTAGAAAGTATATTCAAAGCTTTTATGTAAGAAGCGGCTCCACCTGCAGTAGCACTTGATAAGTCTAAACCAAACAAGTTAGATGCAGCTATTTTATCTCCTTTCTTCTTGATTACGGTATAGTTCATACCATCAGTACCCCCTTGGAAAGGAAGAATAAACTTGTTATCACCAGTTGGCTTAGTAAACGCTGCATTCAAACCTAATCCAGCTCCAGAAGGAATTGGGTTCAGGTAGTTCCAGTTATCAGAATTTGTGTAATCAAATCCAGAATAAGTTGCGCTAGAAGCACTGCTACTTAACAATATTGCAGGAGGCAGATTCTTACTGGTAAACCCTGTTATTGTTTCATACAAAGCAGCGTGCCCATTAGGATACAACTGAGGATGTGTTGCTTTATCTGCAACACCTTCAGCTACTTGTACTCTAATATAGTTAGAATTATTTACAAAATCTCCGTATTCGATAACTCTTTGGAGAGTCTCATTGTATTCAGAGTATTTGTCACCAACTATCTTTCCAATATATCTTGGAGAATCTGGATCTAAGTTTACTCCTACGAATTGTTCTAATATAGAAGGAATCCTATCAGTGTCATTCCACTGACGTACATATACGTCAAAGCTAGAATAATCTTCTGCTGTGGCTCCTTGACTAATGTTAGCTATAGCTACTTTTACGTCTTTATTTGTTTTGAAGCCATCAGACCTATGATGTAATTTGAAGAGCTGAACTCCACTATCAGAAAGAACCCATGGAGTGGCAGCATGATCATATCCACCAGCATTTGAACTAGTGAACACACAGTTACCACCACTAAATACTAAAGAACCGGAAATATCCACAGTACTATTAAGAACTCCACTAGAAGTGATAAAGTTGCTAAAAAGTAAATAAGGGAATATTGATCCAGTTTGATAGTTTTCGTCAGTTCCTATTACTTTAGAAATAAAGTTAGTAGCAGTAGGATTCAAAGAAGCACTAAAGGATGCTGACATGATTCCAGATCCAGATGTAGCAAAAAGTGTTGCACTGAATGAAGAAGACACTGGGCCTTTCATGGAACCTGAGATTCCTACGGTAGGAGTGTCGTTCTTAGTAGGATACAGTACAGAAATAATATAAGATCCGCTACAAATAGCTGCTAAAGGTCTAGAGGAACCGTAAAGAAATCCTCCGTTACCCAACACTCTTGTTACTTTTACATTATTTCCTGCCTGTAAATAACTAAAGGCAGTTTGTGGGACATATGAGTTAGAGCTGTCTCCACCAAAAATGGAAGTAAACTGTCCATAGCTAGTTACATCAGTAGGAACAAAAGCAGGTCCTTTTTCGGTAGGGCCTACTAATGACAATCCAGTTTGAATAGTACCTTGGCTGTAATAACTCTGATCATTTTCGGAGGTATAGACTCCAGCAGAGAGAATTTGTTCTGTCATTTTCTATTAAGTTTGAAAATATTATGTATTGATACGTTAATAAATATCAATATTTTCTAGCAAAAATGACAAAAACAATTCTAGAGTAGTTCTATTTTTCCGGATTCTATGTCTATTTTACCTTCTCCGTACTTTTCTAGAAGTCTATTGGTAATTTCTGTTTCTTTTGTGTTTAACTTTTCGTAGTCAGAGAGTAAAAATTCTTTCTCTTTTAGCAATTCAACCTTCTTTTTATCTAAAAGTCCAATTTTTACTTCTGTCTCTCCTATTGAAGATATAACACTATTAAAACTTTTGTTTAAATCTTTTAATTCGTTAATTTCCTGTGCGGTAAGCATTTTTTCTGCCATATATAACTTTTTATACTTCCCATTTAGCTAATGGACAAGCTTCTTTCCCTGGTAGGGGGGAGAATATTTTCTTTTCTAAAGGACATCCACACTTGCCACAATAGTGATAATTTAAAATTTCACTTATTTTATTCTCTTCACAAGTGTCACAAATCTTTATTCTACTCTCAGCCCTTTCTTTCTCATCTGCAGAAGGGTTGGCAGCAGAAATCCAAGCCGTAGCTATTTCTACTAACTTATTCACCCTTTATTCTTATTTAGATTTTTTAGCGTCAGATTTCTTAGCGGAAGTTTTTGCTTTTGGTTTTGACTTCTTAACCACTTCTTTTTGTACTACTTCTTCTTTTGGTTCTTCTACCTTAGCTGGCTCAGTCGCTAATTGAGTTCCTTCTTTAATTCCCTCTGGGAACTCTACGTCAATTCTTAAATCTGGTTTAGATTGAACCTCTGGTTCTACGTTCTTAGACTTTTTAACTGATAAATAAACTACGACAGCTACAGCTGCTGCTAAAAGAAGAATAACTACTAAATTCATAATTTAAATTTTTGTTCTATTATAAATATATGCAAATATATACTTTTGTATATAAATTTTATATTTTTTTTATTCTATTCTGGATTTTACTCCTAAAATAGCATCAAATTTTACGAATATACCATTTACTGGTTCTTCAAAAGAAGCATCTGTATACCCAGCTACTCCTATTTGTCCTCCCCCTAAATAGAATACAGTAGTTCCATTTTCATTACCTGCGGTACCTATTTGATATTTTTTATAGGTTCCATCAGATAAATCTAAAATACCTAAAAACATATCTGTATTTCCGTAAGATTGTCCACCATCTGAGAAAGGACCTAAAGTCTTTCCTGTTATAACTATCCTTCCGTCTGGTAATAGGCAGGATGGTTTCCCGTCTTGAGACAGAAACTCATCTTCATCGCTACCTGCTTGAAAAGAAGCAGTGGCCCATGTATTTGTGTTGTAGTTAAATTTTATTACTCCTATATCAAATCCTCCAGCAGAAGTAGATGTTCCAACTGAATCTGCTGTTTCATACACAATAGCTAATTCGTTATTTCCCAGATCGTGAACATTAACTCCTCTATCATTTAAAATAGAACCATAACTAAAGTATCTCCTATTATCATTTATTGGATTATATATCCCAAGAAATATATCGTATCCCCCAAAACTAGAAGTAGCAAAAGTTCCTATACTCCTTCCGACGAAAGCTATACTACCACTTCCATCATTTAATTCTGTACAAGCGTATATTTCTTCATCTTGAGATGATCCAGATTGGTAGAATTCAAAACTTTCTGTCTCAGGATCAAAAACAGCTAAGCAATAGTCATATATACCAGAACCTCCTAAGTTATAAAAAGCAATATCTCCAGAAGATTGTCCTGCGACAAATACTTTATTGCTACCTGTCATGAGTAAAAGATCGTATCCAAAATAGTTTCCATCATCAGCAGTCCCATCTCCAGAAGTTCCTACTTGGTAAAAAGTAAAATTGTCGTCTACATATTCAGGTCCTGCATTACACACAGAATTATGAGCTTTGTGTTCTTCTGTGTTTTTGTGTGTTTGTAGAGTATCTAAATCTAGTTTAGCTATAAACATATCATAGGATACTCCTCCATCATATATTTCTTCAGAATATTGGAGATTTTGACTTGTATAACTTTGAGAAGCTCTTGTTACTGATCCAACAACATCAGAAAGGGCACTTATGGTAGATAGAGACCCGCTACTAAACAATACTGAAATAGAACTGCTTTTATATTGCATTTCAAGTCCGGCATATCCTTCCAAATGGTAATTACCAGTACCTAATCCAGTATTTGAACTTCTGAATAAAAAAGTCCTTCTTCCATTAGTATGGGATTCTGACCATCCTACACTTAAAAGATTGTCTTGAGTAACATCATTTACTGTGGATAACAATCTATCATTCCCCATGTGCCCTAAAGTATTAGACCACAATCTATCTCCATTATAATCAAATTTAGCTATAATAGCATCATCTAATCCCTCTCCTTCTGCTGAAGCAGATGTATATCCTATTACATAGGTTGATAAGCTAGAAGTAGGAGAAGTTGTATATAAAGTATTAGTAAGAGACGCTATAGAAGAAGAAGCGATAGTTCTTGCCCATAATCTAGAGGCTTGAAATGTCCCTATTCCATCATCATCTACTACTATCTTAGTTATAAAACCATCAGCACCGTTATTACCAACTATATGGTATTTGGGGCCTAATCCAGAACCCAAAGTGTTTCCCACTCCAGCCTCTGTATTTTTTATATCAAAGGCCTCGAAAGCCTTAGTTGTAGAACTAACTACATTAATAGTTCCAGACATCCCTGAATGGATTTGACAAATGTAGTATAAAGTACTTGGAGCTGTATCAGATACCTCCCAGATTATAGATCCGCTACTTGTACCGTTGTTTGTAACTCCAACATTATAAGCACTTCCAGTACCTGTTACTTGAGCAGTTTTTATCCAAAAAGGATGCCCAGTAGCATTTACATTAAATACATATGTAGCTCCTCTTACAACAGTTAGAGTGGGATCTGTTTGATCAACAAAACCTCCGCCATTAAATACATAGTTGTTGAGACCTTGATTGGTTACAGTATATGTGGATCCAGTAGGAATACTTCCACTAGAAAAGGTATACATCCACTTTAACATGTCACCAGTAGCTAAAACTTCTGCTTTAGCAAATTTAGCTTGAGATATAGATCCAGAAGTTTTTCCTGCTAACAGGAAATATCCTTGTTCGGAATCAGATTTTCTTACTTTATTTACTATAAAATTAGATATAAAATTTTGTTCAACAATGCTTCCTGTAGTATCTAAAATTGTTATAGTAGTTGAAGATCCGCTTACTATAGGAACAACAATATATTCTTGAGAAGATTTAGCTACTGTAGCTATAGAAGTGGCATAGTTTTCACTATTACTACTGCTATATAAATTAGAAAATAGTAAACTTCCTGTTGAATCAAATTTTATAACTAAAGCCTTCCCTCCACTTTTACCAGCTATGTAAGAATTATTATTAGAATCTACTGTAATTCCATACATAGAATTTGTCGCAAAAGAATTATTAGATATGTCTCTTTGCCATACTAAATCTAAATTAGCGTCATATTTGGCAGCTACTACTCTATCCCCTGTTATATGATTTCCTACTATGTATTGACTACCGCTGATGTCTGTTGACACATCTCTCCATTCCAGAAAGTTATCACCGTCAATTAATCCTCTACCAAAAGCATGTATTTTAATATCTTTTTTACTTGCTAGATATCCTCTTGTATACCCAGTCATCCATAAACACCTTCTCTGTGTATCTTCCACTATCCCTGTAAAATAATCAATATCGGAAGTTCCGGCTGCATAGTATTCTACATCTCCTCCATCTTCCGGGTATACAGCCAATAACAAATCCGCTCCTCCTTTATTATCTTCGTTACTTTCTATGTTTCCAACTAAAATAGTTCTTCCATCTTGTAGTTTAGTTCCAGCATAAAAATACTCTTTTCCCCCTATATGAGTTTCATGTTGGTCAAAAAACTTAGGAGATGCTATATCGTATTTAAGTACCTGATAAGCTTCATCTACACTTTGAGGCTCTGACCCAGTTTGAAATACCAAAGACCCATCTAACTTAGTATATTTTAAATACCCAGGAGATAGTGCATTTTTTAATTGAAATCCATAACTTGAAGTAATATAGCTTATATGTTCATATCCTGTAAAAACGGCTCCATCAGAAAAGCTATATATACCAGATCCGGAATAAGTTCCTGATCCCGTTATATTACCTGATATTAAAGTATAGAATAAATTATCTTGTGGATTATAATTAAATCCGTGTATTCTTAAAACTTCCTGAGTTCCATTAGTTACTATATCACCTTGTTTAACCCACGCACTGCTGGACAATTTATAGTAACCAACACACCCAGCATTTACGTCACTAACTACAGCATTTAATTCATTATTAGCGGTTGTCAAATGACAATCTGGTTGAAAATTAGATCCTGTTAAAAGAGTTGTTACAACTATGTCTCCTGTAGAAACACTAGTTGCTGAAGGAAAGCTCCAAATATTTAAATTAAATTTAGATCCTGAAGTGTATATTACAGGTACATATACATTAGATCCTAACAGAGCTCCTACACTTGCTCTTAAAGGAGGCTTTTCATATCTAGCAGAGGCCACACTAAAAGTAGGAGCTGCTAAATCATAAGCTCCGTGATTAATCTCAGAAGTAAAAGAACCGTTAGCCAGTACATAAGTTCTGCTAAACACTTCCCATTTAGAAGAACTAGCAGCTATATAAAAAGCATGAAACTTATCAGAAGTACCAGGTATAATTCCAGCTATTTGATAATTTTTTGTTGTGCTACTACCTAATTCTATATCATTATGAGAGTTGTGCGCACCTCCTACAGAAGGTTGGTGTATTCTAGCTAATACTTGTAAATAGTTTGTGCCCATGTTGGACACCTGTATCGGTTGTAAATATGCAAATCTCTTGTCAGATTCGTTAATATATGTATAACCTGCTTGTGCTATCCTAGCGCTATCATAGCTGGCATATACGTTAGGAGAGTGTTGATGGTATTGATAATAGTCCCACTCTCCTCCCCCTACAGATAATTTAAAAGCTCTATCCCAATATCCTGGAGTATCTCCTGCAGACAATGCGCCTATATGATAGAAGTAAAAAGCATCTTCCTCTTGAGCTAGTGTAATATCATTAATTCCAGGACCTATTCTTGTGATAGTAGATCCGTGAAATATCCTTTGCCTATTTAAACTTTCAGTAGCTAAAGGTATAGTACCTTCCATAGTTAGAGTTTCCCCTTCTACTGTAGTAAGTTGGGTGCCCCAACGATATGGAACTATCTTTCCTGGTATAGTACTATTAGCAGAGCTAGCTGAATAATAAAACCAATAGCCAGAACTTAATCCCGCATTAGAAGGCAAGTTTAGATAATAATTTGATTTATTATTTAAATTAACGCTTTGAGATATATTAGTTATTGGCATCTTCTCTACATTTACATTTATTACATTTCTTACCAGACCATTGATAATATTTAAATTTTATCCATTTTGCTGCTTTGGTAAAACCAAATATTCCGATAGCCCATGCTAAAAAATAAACTACAGTTGATATTATACAAATAGGACACATTTTAGTATGATATAGCTTGTGAATCTAACCATGTGTGATCTTCATTTACTGTGCTCCACTGAGATAGTTCTTTTTGAATAAACATAGGGCCGCAATTAGTGTCTACTATGTGTATTATATTTTTTTTTGATTTATTAGGATTTAAAATGCCTTCTAAATTATTAAAGAAATTAATATAAGATTCCTCACTATACGATGTTAAAACATCTTCAGTTATAACATAGTCAAAGTAATATACCCCTGTTTCTTGTCTGATTAAATCTACAAAATTAGAATCTAATAAATCAATATTATGAATAGGATAAGAAGCTTCTGTATCTATGTTTAGTTGTATATATGGAGAATTGTCACATCCCCAAACATTCATTCTTTTATCAGCTAGATGTTCCATTAAATAACCAAATCCACACCCACCAACAAATATCTTACTGCCTACTGGTATATTTAAAGTATTAATTAAATTTTCTGCCCTGTGTTTGAAAATAGGATCTTTTTCAAAAAATAATTTTGAATAAGTAATCATCTCATCCTCAAAAGCACAAATACAAGAAGCCCTCCCACATTCATGCTGAGTGTCGTGAAAATGGCCGTGTTCATCAATGCCATCTTCACAATCACTCAAATGCGGCATATAGTGGTATTTACTATACGCTTTTTCAAATCCTTCTAAATCCCAATTATATATCTTCATTATCCTGATATTGGTATACCTGGTCTAAAAACTAAATCTGTACTATTAATAGCAAATCCTACATATAAAGATCTTACTGTAGATGTTGGAAATGGAGGAGTAGATACCAAACTACCATCAGACCCTAAGAAATAAGGAGATCCGGCAGCTAGAGAAGTCAGTCCTGTAACAACACCTTCGGCATAATATATGCCTCCTACTTTTAGTAGGACAGCATTTAGTTGAGACACACTATCTGTATTTGCAGCATTTGTTACAGTATTTTCTCCATTCACTCTAACCAACTTTCCATTGGTACCTCCAGTTAGTCCCGGAACTGTTATAGCAGTGCTTGTTATTGTACTTGTTGATTTTATAAAAGGCATATCTTATATTTTTTATACTCCTAATCTAATTAACTCAAAAAAACTATCGGTTGTTATAGTGCCTATTCCCCCACTTTCTTTAGCAAAAACTTGTATGTAACTTCCAGAAGCTAAGCTGTAAACATTATCAAAATCTAAAGAATCATTCGGACTTAAGGAAGAACTAGCATATGAAGTATTGTCTATTCTTAAATCTATAGTATAAGAATTATTGCTTCCTAATGTACTCGCTTTAAAATAACTTTTTAATCTATAATAACCATTAGTATATATTTTTGCTTTGGATGAGTCACTTATACTCCAATACGAGTTTCCGTTTATATCTGCGTTTGTATTGAATTGTGCGCTATCCCATGTTATGGCAGAAAAAGAGGCTAATAAAGATTCTTCAGACGTTAAATTTAATTTTAGACCGCTAAATTTAGTAGCAGTAGATTGTGCTGATCCTATAGTATCTCCTATGTTTTGAATTTCAAAAAAAGATCCAGCTACTATATCCCCTACTCCATCTGTTTCGGAAGCATATAATTCTACATAATCTCCAGATACTAATTCTAAAATTTCATCATATGTTACCGATTGATTGGCTCCCGCAATTGTAGTAGTTATTGTTGTACTACCGTTTTTCTTAACTGTAAAAGTATAGGAAGCGCCGCTACCCAAAGACCCTGCTAATACCAATAAATTAATTCTATAAAACCCTGGTCTACTGATATTAAGTTTGGTAGGGCTTACCAAATTAAAATACTCTCCTATATCAAAGGCTTCCGAATCAAAAGCAACAGCGGTTAGAGTAGATATTAAAGATTTGTTTGTATCTAATACTATTTTAGCCCCTAAAAATTCTTTTAAAGCATCATCTCTATACACATTCCATATCCCTTTTGTAGAAATATATTGCCATACAATACCGTTATCGTCCGTGTATTGCTGCAAATTAGCGGGGTTTGATGGAAAGTTTAGTGCCATATAGATAAATATTAATCAGAGGTTATATTATAGGATCGTTTTCTAAAATTAGGGGAGACCATACTAGCTCCTGTACCATATCTTAATACTACGTCACTAGCATTATTATTAGTTGCACCTGTAATCTCCCAAGCCATTTTTATTATAAGAAATTCATAATTTAATCTAACAATAGGAGCTGTCCACGTTACTGTACTAGTTTGTGCAACTGTTGTTGCTAAGTTAGATACAGTAGTTCCAACTAATCTAGCTGCAGTTAATTGTGTTGTTCCGGAAAATGCAGTTCCAGACCTAGACGCTTTAAAAACTCTTATACCCATTCTACCATCCTGCTGACCCCCTGCACCTACTGCAATAACAGGAAAGTTAAATGTCCAATCTCCTGCTGGAAAATACCCATTGTATTCATATAAGGTAGATATACTTTCAATATCACTTAATAAATCTGGTGGTGTATAAATTGCGGTAGCATTATATGAGTTATCTACAACAGGTGCTGTAGCCGTAGGTTGAATGGTTGTTGAAAAACCTGCTACTTCGGCTCCTTGAGATAATAAGCGGTAATTACCAAGTGCTGTTTTAGCTACAGTCCATCCTGTTACTGATGTTGCTGCTGCAACAGCGGCTGCTTCATCCCACCATAATCTATTTGGGTTTGTACCGCCAACGTTAATTTGATTTAAATTCCATGTTTTTATAGGCATACATAACTTAATTTATTTTAGTAAATTTATAGGTACAATTAGGCCAATCTGTTATATGATTAGGTTTTGAAGGTTGAAATTTACATCCATTTAAATAATAATGTGTATCCCTCCCTGTGCAAAATCCTTTATTATCTTCTGTTAGTCTAAAGTAAGCACATTTACCATGTATTACAGGATCTAATCCCTGTCCTTGAACCCAATTTCCATCTTGGTTTTTAAATAGGTGATCTACAGGATCATCATCACAACAATCCCCACATTGGGAACACCCGCCTGTTCTTTCCCAAACATCCCCATTTGAAGGATCTATCCAATATATTGTTTCGTCTTCTATGTAGTCTAAAGGCATAAACTAAATTTAATATATTAATCCGATAAATAATTCATTGACAGTTCCAGCTAAAGCTGTTGTTTCTAGCCATACAAAGTTATTAGCAGGTACGGTAGTATTTGCTGTCAAAGCTAAGTTAACACTACTTGTGGTACTAGTAACAGTCTGTGCACTTACTATAGCAGTTCCAGCAGCGTTTCTATCAGCATCATATCTCAAAGTCACAGTAACGGAAGGGTTAGCAGATCCTCTTATAACTCCTCTTACAGATCTAATAACAGTACTTCCAGAAGTGAATAATAGTGTGACGTCTTCCGCAGAAGTAGGGTCAGCTATAGATATACCTGTAGCTGTTACTAAAAAAGTACCCGCTGCTATTCCAGTAAGGCCGCTACCATCCCCTCTAAAAGATCCTGTAAAAGCAGACCCTGTGAAAAAAGATCCTGTTATAGAAGTAGCCCTAGAAAAATCAACAAACGATTGGGTTACTAATAAACTACCAGTTATTACAGCTGATCCTGAAAAAGGAAATCCAGCCCCAGAACCCCCTGCCGATCCTGATAAGGAACCAGTTATTCCGCTAGTTACTACCAAAGACCCTGATATTACGACTCTTGTGCTAGGTTCTATATAAAACACATCCACACTACCAGAAGTAAGTGTAAATATATTATTTCCTGCCTTTAAATCAGATAACTCCAATAAAGGTCCTGATGAGCCGGAAACAACTAAAATTGCGGATCCGCTACCTCTTACGGTAAGTACTTTCTCTGCACTAGCGGATACTTCTAGCAGTCCTAAACTTCCGGTATCTGTGTAAAATATTGACATTTATTATAAATATTTTATCTGTATGTTATTCTACAAAGTTAATTATTAAATGTGGGGGGATATGTCTTTATCCACCACTCTTCTGGAGTAATGTATGTAGTGTCTTCATTAATGTAATTATATATCTGATATTCTTCAACAGGCCTATAGTTATAGTAATATAAAAAGAAAAAAAATGATAAAAGAATAATACCTAGTATTTTAAAATTTACAGTTATTGTGTTTTTCATATTCAATTTTTTATTACACATATCTATTAAGCTCATTATTATAAAGACGAATTATTTGTTGTTCAGTTAAAGCGTCAGAATATACTTTAAAATTCCCTATGGACATGTCAAAAAACCCAATTGTTGATAAACTAGCTACAGCTATACCTTCTGTAGAACTCCTTAAACTAGTTCCAGTATTATTACCAGATGTCTCTAATACACTATTAACATACAGGGCTTGAGAAACCCCACCTGTCCATACCCCTACTAAAAAATACCATTCATTTGTAATTATTGCTGAACTTCCTGAAATTATAGAAGATACTGTACTAGGAGCTGTAGTAACTACTCCGAATACTGGCTTGGTGTTTGAATCCGTACCTAAATATAAACTCCATCCGTCCCCAGAAAAGTCTCTTCCTCTAGATAAAAACGATCTACCACCAGTTGTTGGAATTTTTACCCAAGCTGTTAATGTAAAATTGGATGTTGCAGACCCAGAATATGGAAATATAGCATATTGATTTGTTCCATTAAAACTAAAATTAGCTGGAGGTGTACTAGTATAAGTGGGAGAATTGAATAGTGATCCTGTAAAATTATTAAATGATAAATCATACCAAGAAGTACCTGATCCTGGGTAACTTAGAGAATTTTGCGGGTCTACTGATAGTTGGGGGACAACTGGATATATTAATCTAATTAGACCTTGAGCTCCACTGCCTCCTGAACGGTTTGCGCCTGAAACTTTTACAGCTCCGCCACCTCCCCCTCCATAATTTTCTCCTGGATTTCCATTTGCAGAAGAATTAGCAGCTCCTATTCCACCAATTCCCCCATACTCCTTAAAATCAGATAACTCAACTGTTTTTCCTCCTGATCCTGCTCCTGCTCCTCCATCTCCTCCGAATGGAACGAAATCTGGAAAAGTGGCTGACCCAGCAGTCCCATCTGCTCCGAAATAAATCACATCCCCTATGGAACCGCTTCTATTTCCTATTCCCCCTGGTGCGGGTTGATCAACTGTTCCTCCTACATCGCCTCCCGTTCCTCCTACGGCAATAACTACGTTTGTTTCCCAAGTAGTACTGCTACCAGTAGCGCCAATACCCGTTCCTCCTGCTGTAGAACTTCCTACTGAATAGGATTTACTACTTTGAGATAAATCATATGTTACTAATTTTCTCGAATACTGTCCTCCACCTCCTCCTCCACCTGTAGTACCGTTTATAGTAGATCCTCCACCAGCACCACCGCCGCCCCAACATTCAACTATAACTTGAGTTACTCCAACTGGTTTTGTCCAAGTTCCAGATCCTACAGTTGTTATTAACTGTTCTGTAAACACAAAATCATCAACGCTAGAAGTTATAAGCAAGTTTGTTACAGTTACTGTACTAAATGCGCCTGCTTGTGTATTATCTGGTATAGATCCGGATACTGCCAATATATATTGAGGTACATCTTGAGCTAAATTTACTGTTTCTAATGTTCCATCCACTTTTTGATACTCTAACGCATCCAAAGTGTTAACAGTTACTGCTCTATAGACTTGTCCAACTATTGGAGCAGACAAACTTAGGTTTCCTACTTTAAAAATAGAATTTGTTAATCTAAAAGATGTGTTTATTAGTCGCATATCCGTAACTATTAACTTTCTCCATAAGCTGTGGCTACCCAATATGTTGTTCCTGTTAAACTTACATTACTATTTGAGTCTATTACAAAACTACCTGTTAATTTACTTTCTATAGTCCAAGTTCTTGAGTCCTCACCTGTTACTACTATTGCGTAGTTTGTATTTCCAAAAGCTGTAGTGAATGTTACAGTAGCTTTCCTAGGATTGCCAGTGAAAGATGTATTAGCTATAGATCCTGCTTTAGTGGTAAGACCTCCACCTCCTATAGTTATAGATCCAGTACTATTAGATACTGTAGCACTAACACCTGCACCTATAAAGTTTAAGAACGTAGCAGTACCTTGAGCCGTACCTTCATCAGCAATTGTAAGAGATATAGAAGATCCGCTACTTCCTGAGCTACCTGATGAGCCTGCAGTGCCTGAAGACCCAGTTGAGCCGCTACTTCCTGAACTGCCTGTGCTACCAGATGATCCACTAGAACCTCTACTACCAGAAGATCCAGAAGAGCCAGATGTTCCGGAAGAGCCACTAGACCCAGAAGTACCTGAAGAACCGCTTGTACCTGTGCTACCAGATGAACCAGTAGAACCACTAGAACCTGAAGTTCCAGTAGATCCAGAACTACCGGAAGTACCTGAGGAACCATCTCTACCTGATGATCCGCTAGATCCACTAGTACCAGAACTACCGGAAGTACCTGTAGAGCCAGAGGAACCAGTAGAACCACTAGAACCTGAAGTTCCGGTACTACCAGATGAACCAGATGTTCCTGAGGAACCACTAGAACCAGTAGACCCACTAGACCCAGATGAGCCAGAGGTTCCTGAAGAACCATCTCTACCTGAGGAACCAGAAGATCCACTAGAACCTGAAGTTCCAGAAGAACCAGAACTTCCTGAGGTTCCTGTAGATCCGGAACTACCACTAGTTCCAGTAGAACCTGAGGAGCCTGCGCTTCCTGAGGATCCACTTGTACCCGAAGTAGCTGCTGTATATGAGGTTCCATTTATTATTAAAGAACCGCTAATGCTAACACTTCCAGTAAACTGGTGGGTATTTTGTATAGTAGTACCGAATTGAGTAGATCCAGTAATATAACTTACAGAGGAAGTAACGGTTTGTACTACTAATGTAGTAGCGTTTATAGTATTGGTTACAGTTAAAGATCCTGTTATAATTGTACTTCCAGATACACTGAACGCTGTTCCATTGTATACTAAAGCTGCAGAAGCTGTAGCCGCATTTGTACTATTATCAGCAAGTAATACTCGGCCTATAGCTGGACTATTGATAGTATTAAATCCTGTTCCAGAAGAACCGCTGCTACCAGAAGAGCCTGATGATCCAGTAGAACCACTGCTTCCTGTGCTTCCTGATGAACCGGATGAGCCTGTGCTTCCTGATGAACCTGAGCTTCCTCTGGTACCAGAAGAGCCGCTAGAACCGCTAGTTCCTGTTGATCCAGAAGACCCAGACGTTCCAGTAGAACCAGAAGATCCAGAAGTTCCTGATGAACCATCTCTACCTGAGGAACCAGATGAACCAGAAGATCCACTAGTTCCTGTACTACCACTAGACCCAGAACTACCTGTTGAACCAGAGGATCCTGTAGACCCAGAACTGCCAGAGGAACCTGATGTACCTGAGGATCCTGAAGTACCAGATGATCCTACAGATACCAAGTTAGTACCAACTCCTGCTGCGCCTGTAGTAATGTCTATATAATATCCACGAGCGTCACCACCCTGTTCAAAAAATCTAAGTCTATTTTGCCAAATATCTATTGTTACACCGCTACCAGTTATTGATGTGTTAGTTTGAGCTTTTCCTAATAAAAGTTCTCCACCTTCATCTCCACCAACAGTACCTAAAATTAATTTTGGACTAGCACTACCAGTAATAGTAAGTATAGATCCATCAAATATTAAATTAGCTTCTGCATTTGCTGCATTTGCAGTACCGTCTGATGTTAATAATCTATTATCAGCTGCATTAGCTATTGTAGTAAATCCTGTACCACTAGTCCCTGAACTTCCTGAAGAACCTGAGGTTCCAGAAGATCCTGATGAACCAGATGTTCCGGAAGATCCGCTAGTACCTGTTGATCCGGAGGATCCGGTAGATCCTGATGAACCAGATGAACCAGTAGAGCCAGAAGAACCTGAAGATCCTCTAGTTCCTGAAGAACCTGAAGAACCGCTAGTACCTGTGCTTCCGCTAGTTCCAGTACTTCCTGAACTACCGGAAGAACCGGATGATCCACTTGTTCCAGCACTTCCACTAGTTCCTGTAGAGCCAGATGAACCAGTAGAGCCGCTAGATCCAGAAGTACCTGTGCTACCACTAGTTCCAGTGCTTCCTGAACTACCGGAAGAACCAGATGAACCTCTAGTACCAGACGAACCGGAAGAGCCACTAGTTCCAGAAGATCCAGATGTTCCGGAAGTTCCTGAACTAGCTGCTGTATAAGAAGTACCGTTTATGGTTAAAGTACCTTGTACTACAAAATTTGTTGAATAAGAAGAGGTTGCTGCGTATGAAGCTGATAACGGACTTCCATTAACCCATAAACCAGCATTGTAAACAAGTGCTTGTCCAGTACTTGGAGTTGTAATTGTTACATCCCCTAGATCATCTAAGTTTTGTGCAGCAGCTCCACCTCCACCTCCAGAGGATCCAGCAGTATTTCTAAATAGACCTGCTTGTATAATCCTATTATCTGTAGTATTATTTAAATCGGTTGTATTTCCTTTAGCAATTATATAGCCAATAAACGGTAAAGCTATTATACTAGTTTCTGATTCTACGAAAGAATCTGTTGATATAGCTTGTAATGCTAAAGCAAGGCTAGCATATGTGTTTTGACCATAGTAAACATAGCTTATCCCGTTTACTACTCCTTGGAAAACCCTTTGAATAGTCCATTCATCAGTTCCAACACTAGCTAAGGTACCAGATCCATTATCATATTTAGTAGGATCTATAGTAGTGTAAGGAACTCCAGCATTTGTTGCAGCCCTAAATCCTCCAATTGCTGATGGGTCTCTGTATACCCTTACCAAACTACCAGTAGCTATAGCTGCTGAATCATATATTGAAGGTTCATCCGGACTTTGTGAGTAGAAACCTCCATATCTATAGGATTTACCGCTTGCTATACTAATTCTTAAACTTCCTGATTGAGGGCTTATATCAAATCCGTTTAATTTTAACGGACCAAACGCCCTAACAAATTGACTATGTTGCTCAGATATACCATAAGTAGTTACACGAGAATCTGCAAATGAGCTAATACTTGAAGTGCTTAAAGAAAATATATATCCTAATGGAAATTTCTCATTGTATTGCTGAGGGGTGAATGGAGTAGTTTGCTGAATTAAACTGCCATCACTATCTATCAACAAATAAGTTACTTGTGAGGATGTTATGTATGTGGCACTAGCTGTTATTGGTCCAAAAGAAACATAAGTAGGTACTGTATCTCCGTGTGATCCAGTAGAAGAGTTATGGTTTATAATTAAACCTGCTCCTTTAGTTACATATATAGTAGACCCACTAAATGTAGTAACGCCTCCCCACACTATACCAGTATCAGTTCTTTCCTCTAACCAGTGAGTTTCCCACAATTTACCATGATTTCTATACTGTAAATTAGGTACAGTATCATCTGTGGAAGAGGTTGTAAAGAAGTAGGAAGATGTTGTATTTGAAGTTCCTGGATCCTTTCCTAAAGCTAATTCTAACCAATTATTGATAGACAAACTTCCAGTTATTCCATATGAACCAGTTAATTGTTTGGAATTAATCCAAACACTTCCACTCTTAACCAGTAAATCTCCATAAGAAGATGTAGTGGTAAAATCTAATATGTCGTGTAATTCTGTTAATTCGTATCCATTATCAACCTTAATATATATTTTACCTTGAGTAGGATCTGCATTTAAAACATATCCCAATCTTACTGCATGTAATGGAGCATCTGGTTCTGTTTGTGTGTATTGTCCTGCTGAACTACTTACGAATATTAAATTACCTGGAATATACCCCGATGTGTTTAATCCTTTAAGAACACCTTCGGTTATTACCCAACCTTCGCTTCCTGCTGTTATTGTTTCCGCAACTAGTCCCAGAGTGCCTGCTGATCCTCTTTCTCTGTCAGCAGAAGCTAATCTAACAGCAGCTCTTCCGCCTTGAGAACCTGAAACATATACTACTTGTCCTTTTGATAAAGATGAGGTTTCTGAATTATAAACATACAAGTATAGGTCCTCTCCTATGTTTAAGTCTACATTTCCTCCTCCTAATCCCATCTGTAGGGTTCCTTCCCCACTGTCCCATACCATTCTAGCCTCTTGTATATTGGAGGTAGAATTTGTATTAAAATCAATGTGAGATATGTTCTCTAAAGATCCAGATGTAGATATTATAGAACCTGAAATATAAACAGAACCTGTTATATATAAAGCACTTCCTGAATAAACCAAATTAGCGGATGCTGTTGCTGCATTAGTAGATCCATCTGATAATAAAACTCTTCCTATTGCTGGGCTATTGATAGTATTGAACCCTGTTCCACTAGATCCTGATGATCCACTAGACCCCGTAGAACCGCTACTTCCTGAAGAACCAGAACTTCCTGATGTGCCGCTAGAACCACTTGTACCAGTAGAACCAGAACTTCCTGCAGTTCCTGAAGAACCTGAAGTACCCGTAGATCCGCTAGTACCAGTAGAGCCACTGCTTCCTGCAGTTCCTGAAGAACCAGCACTTCCGCTTGATCCTGAAGTTCCTGTAGAACCGCTACTTCCTGTACTACCGCTAGAACCACTAGTACCAGTAGAGCCGCTAGTACCTGTACTACCGCTAGAACCTGAGGTACCTGTGCTTCCGCTAGACCCAGTAGAACCGGAACTACCACTAGATCCGGATGTACCAGTACTGCCTGAAGATCCAGATGTTCCTGTGCTACCACTAGAACCAGATGTCCCAGTAGACCCAGAAGAACCACTAGTACCTGTACTACCAGAAGATCCAGAAGTACCTGTAGATCCGCTAGATCCAGAAGTACCTGTGCTTCCAGATGATCCACTTGTACCAGAACTGCCTGAGGAACCAGAACTACCTGAAGTTCCTGTAGAGCCAGATGTCCCAGTAGACCCAGAACTACCTGAAGTTCCGGAAGATCCGCTACTACCAGCAGTACCAGAACTACCTGTTGATCCTGATGATCCACTAGAACCTGAAGTGCCGCTAGTACCTGAAG